CCCTGCGGGTCGAACAACGGTACGCGCACGTCGTACACGTCGCTATTATGAACCACCCGACACCCGTGATCAACGTCCGCCCGGTGCCGAATCCGAACGCTCACCCGCGCCCGCGCCACCTGCTGATCCGCGGCCACAACCTCCGCCGAGATCTCGCCGAGACCGCTCGCGACCCGGATGTCCGCCCACACCGTAGCGAACGTCGTCCAAGCGCCAGTCGGCTGCCCAGCAGCATCCCGGCCCGCCGCGCGACGCTGCAGCTGAACACGCTTGGACATGCGACCGGCAGCAATCACGCCCATTCAAGCCATCCCCAACCGCACCCGGAACGGGCGCAGATGGAAGTCGGCGCCGAGCGGAAGCGTGAACAGCTCGCGATCTGTGACAGCCTCGCGATTCTTGAATGCGTGGCCGAGAATCAGCAACATCGCCAACAGCGCTTGGCGCGGGACGGCGTCGGGCGTGTAGCCGACCTCGAACGTCACCGTCACAGCCCCCGCCGATCCGTCCGTCGCGGGCCAGGCAACGGTGGGCGTCAGAACTGGGAACACGCCAGTGTCGTCGATCTCGAAGTCGCCGGAGCCGAGCGTTTGCAGCGTGCTGTCGGCGTCGAGGTAGGAGATCTCGACCGAGCGGAGCGGAACGATGGGAATGGTGATGGAGGAGGGGAACGTGGCGGCGCGCATGCGGTAGGTCTTGACGCCGAACGCGCGCCCCGTGAAGTTCTCCGCCGCCTCTCGCGCCGCGGGCAACCCCACAGCCTCCAGCCACGTGTCAAACGCCGACTCCGGAGGCGAACCGTCGGTGTCGAGCGCCAGCTGCGTCCACGCCAACTCCAGCGAGATGGGTTCGTCTTCCAACGCCACATCCACCGTCAACTCCGGCGTCATACATTCACCCCCAGCGCTTCCTCCAGTTCCACAAACGGGAATGCGTCGATCCGACTCCCCGGCGTGCAATTCAGGATCTCTGCGCCGCAGCCGCGCAAGCCATGAAATCGCGCAATCCATCGGGCAAAACTCGACTCGTGCGGATTGCTGAGGCGGGCGCCGGTGGGGGTGCGCTTTGTGTGGTTGCCGAACCAGTGCGTGCCATGCATGTCAAACCCGCACAAAAGAATCCGCGCCGCGCCAGTGTGCGCCGCCACGTGCACCGCCGCATAGCCGGAATTGTTCCCCGTGCGCACGAACCCCGGATTCGGGTCGAATCCGTCCGTCCCGCTCCGCTGCATCACGTGCACATCGGGCAGCACGACGCCCGACTGCCCAACAAGCTTCACGCCGCGGAACTCCGTCGCGGCCTCCGGATTGGCTTCCCACCAGCGGCGGTCCGCTGCGTACAAGATGTCCGCCCATGGCGCAAGCCGATACGTATCGCTGACCACCACGGAGCGCACGCCAGCCTCCGCAACGATCCGCGCCACCTCCGCAGACATGCTCGGGCCAGACGCCATCACAACCGCCGTCTCCCCGACCCACATGCGCGGAACGATGTAGCGCATCGTTCAATTCCCGTCCAGCGTGCTCGTGCGCACCCAGGACTTGCCCGGGTCGCCTTTGGGACCGCGGGGGCCGTCCTTGCCGTCCTTGCCGTCGCGACCCTTTTTGGCGGCGAGCCGCCAGTGGTCGCCCGGCTCGCCTGGCTTGTGTTCGGGGGCGTCTTTGAGGGCAATCCACAACGCGCCGCCCCACGTCACGGTGTTTCCGCGTTCGTAATGAGTGCCAGGCGCAAACACACCTCGATAAACAATCACGGGGAATCGCAACCGAAATTCCTTTCGCAGATCGCCACGCGAGAACACGAGCGTCACGCGCCCGTCGTCATCCTGCTCCACATCAAAATCTTCCAACCCGAATCCGTCCACACCATCGCGGCCGTCTTTCCCGTCCACACCATCGCGGCCGTCTTTCCCGTCCACACCATCGCGGCCGTCTTTCGGAACAGGAAGCCGATCGATCGTGCGCTGCAACACACCTTGCGCGCGGCGCTCGAAGTCAAGCGCCCACTCGGCGAACTTGCTATTGAGCAAAGGCGCCACATCTTCGAGCGTGACGCTGGCGCCGTCTTTGCCGTCTTTGCCGTCTTTGCCGTCTTTGCCGTCTTTGCCGTCCTGCGGCGTAGGAATGGATGCCAGCCACCCGGCCATGTCCGCGCGCAGCGCTGGCAGCGCATCTTCGAGCGTGACGCTGGCGCCGTCCTTGCCGTCCTGCGGGACAGGAGCGCTCGCCAACCACGCCGCCGCATCCGCGCGCAATACCGGCAACACGTCGTCGAGAGTGACGCTGGCGCCGTCCTTGCCGTCTGCGCCGTCGCGCCCGTCCTTGCCGTCCTTGCCGTCCTGCGGCTTCGGCACAGCCTCCATGTACGCAAGCGCCTTGCCCGCGACCTCGTCGATGCTTTTCTCGATCAACGGCCGCACATCTTCGAGCGTGACGCTGGCGCCGTCCTTGCCGTCCTGGGGAGCGGGGCGAGCTTCCAGTTGCGCCAAGCGCTCCGGAACACCGCGGAACGCATCGGCAACGTACTCGCGCACGACCACAGCCACCACTTTCATCAACGCCGCGATGTCAGACGTGCTGAGCATGCATCAATTCCTTGCGCAGTACAGCCTCCGCCAACAGCGCCGCCTCATCCGCGGAAAGCCCTTTGGGCTCCGCGGGCGGGGGCAACGCAGCGGGCGTGGACGCGGGCTTGGCAAAGGGGTCGGAAGCGTCGCGCTTGGCGAGTGCTTCGAGCGAGTAGTTTTGCTGCTGCATGTAGGGGTGCTGCCCGCCTGGCACAGGCCCCAAATTCAGCCATCGACGACGCGCCTCGTCGGGCGCGACGCCGCCGGAGCCGATCGCCTTTTCCACCGCATCGACCTTGGCCTTGGTATCCATGCGCATCAAATCGTCCAGCTCGAACTCCGTTCCCAGCGTCCGCCCAGTGACCTCCAGCAGCCGCAGCCCCTCGTCGAGGCTGCTTTCGATGGACTCGATGATGGTTTGCAAACAATCGGAATAGTAGATCTGGTTCAGCGTTTCCGATGAGTCGTATGCGGGCATCGCACCGATGCCGATTTTCCAAGGGGGCACGTGGAAAGCAGAACACACTTGCTCCGCCGAGATCTTCAGTTGATCGATCAACTGCGCGTCCACAGCGTTGACGGCGAGCTGCTTGTACTGCATCTCGTCTCCGAGCACAGCCACTTTGCCGACGTTTTCGCCTGTGTAGTTGGCCTCCCAATAATCTTTGATGCGCTTGGCCGTGTCATCCGGAATGTGGGCCGGGGCGGTGATGATGCCGCCGGGCGCGGACCCATTCTGGAAGAATTTCGTGCTGGAGCTCTGGATCTTTAAGCCATGCGTCGCTGCCAATCCGCACGCGTAAATCGGCGACACGCCGACCAGCGGATGGTGCAGGCAGATCATCGTGTCGTGGATGATCTCGCTCGCCGGCACAGCGCGCAACCCTGTCGGCACGCCTGCCAGGTCGTCATCCTTCAATTCGTAGTACACCGCGCCATCCTGCGCCACCAACGGCTGGACGCGCGTTGGATCGAGCACGTACAGCTTCACAACAACGCCGCGGGCGTCGCGCTCTTTGAGGACGTAGGTGTTGCCGTGGATCAGCTTGCTGGTGACCCATTGCTCGATGAATTTCTGTCTGGTTTGATAGCGATTCGGCTTGCGCAGCACGCTCCAGAACGGCGATTGACCGTCCACTTCGACCCAGAGGCCATCCTTGTTGCGCTCCACCAACTTCAAGCGCAACTTCCCGATGTCGCCGGCAATCAGTGTGATGCAAGAAAAGACGGCAAAATACGTCGTCACCTCTTCGAGCTTCACTTCGACATTTTGCTGCCACGCGCCGCTGAACGATTCGTAAATCACCGTCCACAACGAGCGCGCCTGCACAGGCGAAAGCTGCTGCGGAGGCGCGGCTTTTTTGCGCCTGGCGCGGGTGATCTCGAATCCAAACAGCCGCATTCAGTCCTCGGCGCGCAGATCGCGACGACGATACTCTCCGTCCGCCGCGTCCTGTGCGGGGGCGTCCTGTGCGGGGGCGTCCTGTGCGGGGGCGTCCTGCGCGGAGGCGTCCTGCGCGGAGGCGTCCTGCGCGGAGGCGTCCTGCGCCATCGGCACGAGCACCGGAGCGGGCGTCGTCGCGGGCGCGTTCGGCCCCGGGGGGATGGGTCTGCGGAAGGCGGAAAAGTCGCCGGCGGGCCGCGGCGGAATGGTCGCGGCGGAAGCTTTGCGACGGGGGCGGGCGACGGGGGCGGGCGACGGCTCGACGTAGAAGTCCACGCGGCGCAGCGCTTTCAGGATGCGCGCGTTCTTGTCGCTTGCGTCGAAAACGTCCCCAACGGCGATGCGGCGACCGTTGTAGGGGAATGCCTTGCGTGCAATGACTTTCATCCAACTCTCTCCTCATGAGCAAGCCCCGGACAGCAATACTGTCCGGGGCTGCTTCCATCAAGCCACTTCGTGCTGCGTGCGTCAGGCGGTGCCCGCGCCGTAGTTGGCGTCTCCGATGTACGCCACGGCCGAGGAGCGGCGCTTGGCGTAGTTCATGGGCATCGTGACCTTGATGGCGACCGAGTTGGACTGGAACATGGAGACCATGTTCGCGGACTGCGCCGTCGGCGTGCCTGCGTCGCCGGTCGGCGCCGTATCCATCTCGATGGTCGCCTGATCCGAGATCGCTACGCTGATCCCGCGGTCGCCGATCTTGTAGATGTCCGACGGCTTGAGCAGGATGAAGTCGCCCGCGCCGACATTGTCGCCGGTGACCACTTTGTCGCCCTCGAGCGTGCCGCCCATCTGGGTGAGGTCGGGGAACTCGCGCTGACCGAGCGCGTTGCGCATGAGCGAGATCTGCTTGGCCAGCGACGGGCCCATGACCCAGTAGAGGTCCATCGCGTTCTTCGCCGTGATGAACCCGGCGTAGAGCGTCGCGATGTCGGAACGCAGCGCGTCGGCGTCGATGCCGCTGGCGTTGCCGATCGACAGCCCGTCCAGGATGCCGGCCGGCGACACGCCGCTCACCGCCGCCGCCGTCGACAGGAAGGTCGTGTCGATCTTCTGCCGCGCGGCATTCACCAGGCCGTCCCGCACCAGCATCTCGGCTGCGGGCGAGGACTCGCGGAGGAGCTTCTTGGTGATCGACGCCAGAGCGTCGATCTCCAGCGACGTGAGGGTCACGTCCATGAAGTCCATCGAGGAGACCGGGATCGCCTTGCCCTCGCCGACCCAGTATGCGGTCGCCGCGCCGTCCTGGCCCTTGATGGTGACGTTCTCGGGCACCTCGCGCAGCGGCAGCTGGTGGAAAACCGTGCGGCCGTAGAGGTACTCGATGAAGTCGCCCATGTAGCGGCCGTCGGCCGCCACCAGCTCGCTGCCCCAGTCGCCGGTGCCGGTGCCCGTCGAACCCGCGGCGACGCCCGCCTTGATCACGGCGACGAGCTGCGGGTGCGTCTTGCCCCACCGTTCTTCGGCGATCTGGCCCGCCGGGCGCTGCTGAAGGAACGACAGCGCCTTCGCGATGACGCGCCGGGTGAAGAACTGGCCCGCGAACTTCTCGTCGGGGTCGGCCTTCGGGATGAGGATGGTCGGACCGCGCGACGCGGCGGCGGCCTTGGGCGTGTCGCCTTGCACGGGGCGCGCTTGCGTGGCGTTCAGCTGCTCCAGCTGGCGGAGATCGGCGAGCTCGGCGTCGAATGCCTTGATCTCGGCGGCCAGATCGTCGAACTGTTCGCGCTCTTCGGCGTCCTTGGCGCGGCCTTCGGCCTTTTCCTGAATCTCGTTCATCCGGGCGAGCGAAGCGGCTTTGGCGGCCTCGATCGCTTGGATGCGCTCTTGATAGGTTTTCATCTGTCGTCCTTTGGGCTTGGAATTGACTGCGCCGCGGGAGGCGGCGGGCTGCAAAGTGCCCGAGGCGCCGGGCGAGGCGCCGACCCCGAGCGCACCCGACGCGGCGCATTGCTCGGTGTCGAACTTTTTGACGGATTGGATGGAGGCTTCGGCGTTTGCCGGGATGGTCACGGCCGACAACTCCAACCACTCCCACTCCTTGAACCGCAGCGACCAGGTTCCTTTGATCTCCTCGACGCCATCCGGAAGCCCCCGAAAGCCGATCGAGAAGCCGCGCACGAGGCCAGCCGCAATCAGCTTGAGTGCCTCGTCGATGCGCGGCGTGACGTTCTTGCGAATCCAGCCACGGACGGTGATGCCGTCCTTCGAGACCGTGGCCTCCTCGACCAGCCCGAGCGGCGACCGCGCGTCGTGCTGCCACAGCAACGGGATCGGGAGCTTGAACTTCGCGCCGTCGGGTTCGACGATGTCTCCCATGCGGTCCGGGGTCGGCGTGGTCGCCACGCCTTCCAGCCATACCAGATCGCCGTCCTCCTTCATCGACTTCACGTCGAAGACGGAATAGGCGCGCTGCATGTGACGCGATGCGTCTTTCACTCGCTCGTTCATGCTGCCCTCAAAAGAACATCACCTGGAACTCCGGCGTCGGCTTCACTTCTTTCATCAGCGAACCGGCCACGCCGAAAGCCATCGCCATCGCCACCAGTCCGTCAATTCTGCCCGTTGCACGCCCTTTAGTCAACTTGCGATTTCCTGCTGCGTCGCGTTCGGCGCGAGCGTTGGCGGCGCACATCGTGAGAACGGGATGCGCTCCGTGCGCCACCTGCTCTTCTAGTAGCGCGGCTTCGAGTGTTTCGAGCGCCGGTGACATATCCTTGAAGCCTTGCCCGAATGGTGTCAGCGGCAACTCCACCCCAAGCCGCAACAGTTCCTTCTTGAATATGTCGATCCGCCAACGGTCAAACGCCAGCGCCTCAAGCTCCACCCCTTCGAGCGCGGCCACGATGTCGTTGGCCACAAACTCGTAATCCACCGTGGCGCCAGGAGTGAGGCGAATGAAACCGTCGCGCGCCCACACGTCGTATGGCGCGCGGTCGCGCTTGGCGCGGTCTTTCAGACCCTTCTCTGGCGCCCAGAACATCGGACGAACATGGAAGATGCCATCGTGTTTTGAGACTATCACCAGTGAGGTCAAATCTGTCCGCGCCGACAAATCCAACCCAGCGAACACCTTCCCCTCCTCGAACGCGGCGGCAGCGGGTGCCCGCGAGTTCGCCAACCAGGCGCCCGGCGCGATGAACGGCGACACGGATTCCACGCGTTGATTCAGACCGAGATTCCGAAATGTTGCCTCCGCGGACGGCATGCGCGAGGCGCGCTCCGCCTGCTCGCGCATGTCCGTCATGCTGCGGAAAATTCCGAGCGCGGGGTTGGATTTACGCCACTGCGCTTCATCCATCAGATCGCAGTTTTTGTCCGCCTCGTACACGTGGCAAACAATCCGCGGATCGCCCGAGGTGCGCGCGTCGTCGATCCAGATCGAGAGAAGATCGTTGTCGTTTGGCGCTTGAGTGCTGATGGTGATCAGGAGGGGATGCGCGTGGGCGCCTTGGGCTGTGACGATGGCGTCGATGAAGTCGCTTTGGGGTCCGCGCACCTGTCCGACCTCGTCGAGAATGGCCAGCTGTGGGGATTGGCCGTGAGCGGTCTTGCCTTCGGCGGAAAGGGCGATGAACTCGGTGTTCTTCGCCAGCCCGACCAGCATCTTCTTGCTCGGGACGATGCGCACGAGCTCGCGCAACTTCGGCGACATGCGCACCATCTTGGACGCGAGCGAGAAAACGATCGCGGCCTGCTCCCGGGAGAGCGCGCCGCTGACGATGCTGGCGTTCTGCCGCGCCTCCGGGCCGCACACGTGAGCCAAGAGAATGCCCGCGATGAGGCCTGTCTTGCCATTCTTCCGCGCGATGCTGAGGATGGCGCGAGTGGTGCCGGATGGATTGTCGTAGACTTCGGCGATGAATCGCTTTTGAAACGCCTCCAGACGCATCGGGCGACCCACCAAGACGCCATCCGGCACAATGCAGTAGCGCTCGATGAACGCAATGACCTTCTCGCCGCGGGTCATTGCAGCGCGCGTGGACTTGCGCTTGGCGATGGGCATGCCGCGGGGCCAGAGCGCTAATCAGTGCGCCAGCAAATCGTCCTCCTCGGCCTCCACCGACTGCCGCGCCTCCTCCGCGGCGCGCTGGGCGCGGAGTTTGGCCGCGCGCTCGCGCACGTCGCCAACAACCGCCCCCGCCATGCGCAGCGTCCTCAGCAGCGCCATCTCGCGCCGCGCCAATGCCTCCAGCACGGCCACGCGGGGGTTCGGAATCGGGGTGCCGCGAGAGTTGTCGATCACAGAGCCTTCAGCGTACAGCGTCTCTTGCTCGAGCTCGATGTCGGCCTGCGTGCGCGCCAGCTGCGCCGCCACCACCAGGTCGTACTCCACCCAGTCGTCTTTGGTTCGCGCGCGAAGAATTCCAGTCCAAAACGGAATGTCGCATTCGCGCAACTTCACGTGCCGTGGAATGCTCGGTGCACCTTTGGCTGCCGCTACCATTGCGTCGACAGCCGATGTGACTGAATCCGCACGTTGGCGTCTGGCCATTATGTCCCCCGTCGATGTGATGGTGTGTCGGATTATGCTCCAACAATCGGGTTAGCGGAATCGTTGGGTAGCGCGGCCGGTCAGCTCGACGCGTCCGCCATCCAGCCATGGATACCCCCCCCGGGCATCCATCAGGTGGCCGGGGCCGGGGGCCGGGCCAGGCGGAGCCGGTGGCCGGGGCCGGGGCCGGGGCCGGTGGCCGGGGC